GCAGGTACTTCGGCAGGGTCAGGATCGGATCGCCGTTTTCGTCGACCTGATTCATGAACAAAGTTACCGCCGCCGTCAGAGCATCGATGCTCAGTGCGGAGGTGGTGGCCTGTGTGTAGTTCAGGTGGGTGGTCGAGAAGAACGAACCGGTGTTGTCCATTATCAGCGTGAATGCGGCCTTTTCCTTGGCGAGTGCGGCTTGACGCCCGAGCAACGCCGGGATACGCAGGAACGCGTTCAAATCGTCGTTAATCATCATAACGCGGGTCAATGCGACAACGGCGCCCTGGGTGGTCGCCTGGTTGGTGTACTTGGTGTCCTGCATCTGCATGTTCTTCAGTTCACCATCCGGCCCGACCGGCTGGAACGTTCCGTCGGCGACCATGGAGTACGATTCCATCTGCTTGAAGTCGGGCACCGAAACGGGGCTCGATATGATATCAAGAGCGGATTGAACCGATGCGTAAGCCTTGAGCAGGCGTTTGTTCGCGACGTTGTTGAGGATACCGGTAAACGCCTGGGTGCTGAATCCGGCCTCGATCTGGCGTTGGTCGCTCTGGAACGCGGCTCGGATAACATCGTCCGAAACGGAGCCCTGTCGAGCGGCGACACCGGCGGCGGCGCAGGAGGCGAACATCAGATTCGCCAGCCCGAATCCCTGAAAATCGCGACTGACAGCGGCGTTCATCACCTGTTCGCCATAACTTTTGCCGATATCATCTTCGCCCATCCCACCGGACAGGCACAACGCGGCTTCCATCACGGTAGCCGGGTTCGGACCGTCCGCAGAACTCGTAAGGATCTGGGGCATTTGAAATCCAGCCTCCAGTTTCTTCGCGGCGATTGCGTTATCGACGAGTCCCTGAACCACCGACACGTCCGAACCGTTGGCCATTGCGGCGGCCTTAATCAGCGGATGATCGGAACCGCAGATATCGGCGATCTGGCGTTCGCGTTTGTCGGCGTCCATGCGAGCCATGATCTCGGTATTCGTCGGGCCGGTTGCGGCAGCGGCCTTGATCGGCGTGACGGTCTCTTTGGGCGGGGTTGCGGCTGCGGCGACTTCGGCGTCGTACGCGGCCTTCAGGGCGTTTAACTGCGATGCGTTCGACGCTACGATATCGGCGTCAAACCCTTTGGCTTCTAACCATGCTTTGAGTTTCGGGTCCATTTTACTATCTCCTGAATTTTGTTCCGCGGCCTTTGACGCCGCTACGTTAGCCGATGAACTTGCATCGGCGCCAATGACTACAAACGATGCTTCGCGCAAAGTCGATTTGCGCGATATGTATATCGGGCCGTTAAAAGTCTGACCGTTGGCCTCGGCCTTTTTCCCCGCTTCGACAAATTCGACCGTATCAGCAGACGCACCGATGGACGCCTGCCACTTCATACCGGCGGCGGCGAGCTTCGCGATCATCTCGGTCATTTTGTTGGTGTCTGCCGCGAATACCTCGCCTTCGATATTCAGTTTGTGGGCCGCTACTTCGATGCTCGTGGCGTTGCCGGCGACCCACTGCGGATCGTTCTGATGATTGCCCAGCATCGTCATCGGCGTTTTGTACGAGAGCCCTTCGAGATCGACGACCACCGGATAATACCAGGCGGACAATTGCAGCGGTCCGCCAGTGTAGGCAACCATCGAAAACGCTTTCGGCCTGGATGCGTCCGGCTTGCCGTCGTCGCCCTGGGCGGCGGTCAGTTCCACGGCGACCGTCGCGTACATCATGCGGTCGTCGGGAGCTTTTGCGGCCTTAATCAGTTTGCCGATCAGATTTCGTTTGAATGGATTACGCATTATTCCGTTTCCTTGTCGGCCTCTATGAGCACGGTTACCGGGTCTTTCGACATCACGTATGCGACGGCTTCCTCTTCCGAGAGCCCGTACTCGGCGGCCAGGGCCTTTGCGGTTTGCACCAATGTAAGTTTCTCGATAACAGCCTGCTTCTGCTGGGGCTCCCAGTCCTGCCCTTTGGAGGCGTAAATCGTGGATAGGTTCGTTGTTCCGCTGCCCAGATCGATTTTCTCGGAAGTGGATTGTTTGGCCGGGTCGACTGGTTTCTTGCCGTCCCAGAAATACTGATGTTCGATCGAATCTTCGCTCCCTCGCCATTCGGCGTACTCGGTGAGCAGCGTAAGCTGGCGAATGAAAACTCCGAACATCCGTTCCACCACGATGATCTCCGCCTCGTCGCGCTCGACATCGACGAACGATTCAAATATCGTACCGTCCAGCTTGCCCGACGCCATGTTGTAGCCGCCGGAGTTTCCCGTCGCGATATTCAGAGGCATTTCCAGACAGCGGGCGATCTCGTTGAGCACCGCACGCTGAAACTTATCGTACATCGTGGTGGGCTGTTCGGCCCTCAGCTGATTCGCCGTCCAGCCGTCGGGCAGGAATGTTCCCATCCGTCGATCGATGTCTATCTCGCCGAAATCCTTTGACTCCTGGACATCCGCCGCGACCCCGTCAGGCCCGAGGTTATCAGTCGAAAAAATTATCGCGTAGTCGGCGGCGGTTTCGGCGGCGTCAACGACGGCAAGAGCGTGGCGACGGAGCATACCAAATAGCGGCAACGCTGGCGAAATCTCGGGAGTCGCACGGTGCAAGCCCGCCCGGTCCTCTCTCTGCCAGTGGATAATTTGTCGGGCGGCGATCCTCCGCGACGAGAGCCCTAGATCAAGCGTGTTGCCGCCCGGATGTGATTGCAGCAGATGAAACTGTGACTCGTTGCCGAACGAATCGTATTCGATTCCGTCGACGAGTTCGTTGTCGCTGATTAACGCCTCGTAAGATCGATCGGGGCTTCCGATCTGATCGGCTTCAATCAGACGCAGATCGACGTTGGGGTAAGTGTTGAGATTTTTGTTTATGCCGATCATCCCGAACGCCTCGCCGTCCGCCAGGCGTGCTTTCCGCATCGTCCGGAGCTTAGAGGCGAATCGAATCTTGCGGCTCCACCGGACCCAGGCGAGTTCGGCCTTGCGGCTCAGGTCGCGGTTTCGGTCTGTTACCTGGATCCGCGGGCCCTTGCCGATGATCGACTTGGCGAGCGTGAGTTGCATGCCCTTGGCCCAGGAATTATTGTCCAGTTCGTATCGGGCTCTGGACCGCATGATGGCCCGAACCTCCGGCGAGTTCGCGGCGTTAGCCGACAGAAGATCGGCGTTGGCGTAGTACCGTCGATTGTTGCGGGTAGTTTGGGCGACGTCGTACTTCGATTGTACGGGAATCTTCGTCAACCGGCGGGTCGGAACCATCGATGCAGTTGCCTTGGTAGCCATTATTCGGTCCCCGGGGGTACGAGCTTGGCGAATACCAGGGACGCGGCGGGATTGTTCCGATGTGTCTGCGCGTTCTGGAATTTGCTGAGGGCGATAAGGTCGGGTATCGAATGTGCTTCCGCCGACGTGTTATCGCTGGCCGCTCTGCGTGGGCTTGTGGCCGCCGCCGTTAGTGCGTCGTCGGTATTTGTGATGTCTGCTGTTGTCATAATACTTGCAGGAGCGGGATTCGAACCACGCGACCTTCGGGGTATGAGCCCAACGAGCTATCAGACTGCTCTACCCTGCTGCTTGTAGTATTTGCCTTTGATCGCGGCTGAGTCAATTGATTTTCGGGAGAAAATGGGAGAAATGCTTAAATAGGTTTGTATACGTAACTATGAACTAAAAAAGACGCCCGCTACCGTGATGGTAACGAGCGTCTCGCTTTGATTTTGGTGTGCTACGCTTAGTTATTGGCTATCGTCCGCAGATACAACAGCACGTTCGTTATCGCCGACTGGACGGCGGCCGCAGAAATGAACAAAATGCAAACGCCGATTCCGACGACGAATCCCACACCGTCGGCAAAGAGATCGCCAACCATCACGCCAACCGGCAACGCCAGCAGGATGAAGAGGAAGGCCAGCACGCCGGAAACCTGCTCGCCAAACGACCGCCGGAATTTGACCGGCGCCGATGGGGCCGATACGTCGCGACCGCAATCAGGGCACTTTTCGACCTGACCGGCCATGGAGTCCGGGACACTCATTGCCCCGCCGCATTTACAATTGAACTGTATCATTTTCCAAATCCTTTCGCTGATTTTTCTCTTAAACCGTTACCGTTCTGCGTAGCCCCGCCTTTTCCTTGACTATGTCAATATGCTGGTTCGGCGCTGTTATGACTGCCTACGATTATCAGATTGGCAAGGCGACTGCTGTCAAGTACCAGGTTGACGCGGGTAATTCAGACTGCCGACTCTTGCTTCGTCACCCGTTGAGTACGTGGACGGGCTCGAACACGCGGAGGCATGTATGTACAAAAAAGACCGCAACGGAAAGCGCGGCCCTTGAAAGCCTTGTTTCGCTGCGGTCAATACGGGTTTTTTGATTGTCATTTTCAAGGTTCCGCTTTCAATCGTCACTTACATAATACCCCCGAAACCGGGATTGTCAAGCCCCGACTGCGGATTTTTTTCTTTTTTTCCTTTCGCCATATGTCACAGTAATTCTGAAAAAATTATTCATCTTGGGACTCCACAAATCGCACCGCCCCTTGCCTGTATTCGCGGGGTGGGTCGGGTGGACCGGGCGGGGAGAAAGGGCAAAACCAATGATCGTGCTTGCGTATTGACCCGTCGGGCCAAAATGTAAACGAGATCGACTGTTTGCAATCGGGGCAGCGGCTTGTCATAAAGTTCAAGATGCTCATATCACTTTCCTTTCGGGTTGGACGTCTACCTTTTCCTGGTAGCACAGGCATTCAATCCCCTGCCACGAGTGCGTCTGGATGCGTTCGACGGACTCAGGCCAGGGCGTCGGGAGATCGAATGTGCAATCACCCCGATCGAATATTCCGGTGGCTGTCCATCGTTTGCACGTTGCACATTTCTGGCTCATATCACTTTCCTTTCCGATTCGTATACGGTTCTCAGTCCGGCCAGCCGCATGGTCCTGGTCATCGACTCATAGGACACCGGATCGTAAACATCGCCTGGGGTACGCGGTGCATTGTCTGTCATGCAGGCCAGAACCGATACGCTGCATTCGAGGATTTCCGCGGCTCTCCGGATCGTGTCTACGCTGGGGCTATGGCGGTCGTTTTCCAGATCTCGCCACGAGCCCACCGACATTCCAGCACGCCCGGCACACGCCGCCTGGGTCCATTCGCCGCGGCCCCACCTGGCAATATGCAGTTGCCTCAGTTGCTTTATTGCTGCTCCGATTTTCATAATGTCCCCTTCGCGTGTTGCTTTAGTATGCGAGCTACAGCAACGTCCAGCCGCTCGGCAAT